TGTTGAAGTTCTGGGTGCCGAGGGTCTCCAACACCCGGTTTCTGGCTTCCAAGTCCTCGATTTTGTCCAGCTGGGCGAAATCGGACAGGGTGGCACCGCGCTTTTCGGCTTTCTTGAAGCTGTCGCGGTTCAGTTCCAGCAGCTTGATGCGCCGCCGGATAGTGGACTGGGAGAATCCCGACTTGTCGGAGATCTGCTCCACTGTCTGCCCGAAGTCCATCATCATCTGGAAGCCCTGCGCCTGTTCGTAGACGGTGAGGTCTGACCGCTGCATATTCTCAATCATCATGGTCTGCATCTGCTCCCGCTCGTCCATCTCTACGATGGCGCAGGGCAACTCGTACAGCCCGGCCTGCTGCGCTGCTGCCGCCCGGCGGTGGCCGATGATGATGGTGTAGTCCTCACTGGACCACACAGCCTTGGGTGTCCATGCTGCCGCTGCTGCGGCTGCATCCCCGCCCTCGTCAACGCACTTTGCGATGTACTCCCGGCTGTTGAGGTAGTGGCCGGGGATTACGGTCAAGTTCTGGTACACGCCGTTTTCCTTGATGCTGGCGGCAAGTTCGGACAGGTCGCCCAGTTCCTTGCGGGGGTTATCGGGGTGAGGGTACAGCTGCCGGATAGGGATGTAAGTAATGTCTGCCATAGGGATACTCCTTTCTTATTTCGGGTTAGAAAAACGTGAGCTGCCCGGTTTTGGTTTCGTTAAGAGGCTCGTTTTCCGGGGCTTTAGGCTCATTTTTGATAGATTTTTGCAAATTTGCGGGCTTAATATCGGATTTTTCGATTTTTGCAGGTTCGCCTTTTGGTTCAAACAGCAGGTTCATCTGCGCTATCTGGCGGCGCATATACCACACGTCGGTTGAGAAGAGCGGCATATACCAGATACGATTTTGTGGCCCTGCGGGCAGCAATCCGCGGCTGTCGTAGGCCGTTGCCGGATTCACGAGTGTGTCACCGATGACTACATATCCAGCGCAGCCCATGAAGCTGCACTGGATGTAGCACATCAGCCCAACGATGAAGTCAATGTCTTGGGCTATGACAAGGACTTTGTTGTGGTAGCAGATATTCCGTCTTTTGCAGACGTTCAAAAAGGCAAGCAGCGTGGCTCCAGCACCGCAGGCCGGGTCGGATACCGAGATGAAGCCCTCCATGTCCGGGTGCAGCTTCGGGTCAAACGTAATCTCAGCCATGCAGCGGCACACATCGTAGGGAGTGAAGAACTGCCCGGCGTGGTCGTTTCCCAACTCGCACATCATGTACAGGGAACCAAGGAAATCTTGGTCGGGGTTCTGCTCCATGCCCATGACCACCTCGGCCAGCATTTCGGCCATACCGTCCCGCTCCTTGGCGGAGTATTTGGAAATGATGGTCTGGTACATCTTGGTGCGCTCCGGGGCATTCACCTTATCCGTGCTGTTTGAAATCTCGATGGCCGTCAGGGTGACGAAGTCCTCCCAAATCTCCCAGCGGCTATGCTTTCCTGTCAGCCCGTTGAAGATTTTGAGGAAGTTCTTCTGATGGTCGTCGCGGATGCTGCGCGTTACTGCTGCCTTTACCATGAGTTATTCCTCCGTCTTGTGGAGGTAGTAACGACCATCGTAGAAGTCGATCAGGTCTTTACTTTCCAGCTTATCCAGCAGCTCCGTGGCCGCGCTGAGGTTGATGTTCAGTTTATCCGCCACATAGGGCTGCGTTACACCGCTGGTATCAATGAGCGCCAGAACCTTTGCTTCATCATCGGATTCCGCTTTATCCGCTTCTGCGGTTTCCTGCGGCGGCTGAACCACGGGAGGGGTGTTCTCTCCGGCAGGCTCCGGGATGTCCGGCATCTTGGCACCGATGGCCGTCAGACGGCCGCTTTCAATGAGATCCCGGAAGAAGAACTGAAGGTAGTAGGAGTGCATATTTTTGAAGATGTTCTTGATTTTGCCGAACAGGGCATCCTCGATGGTGAAGGTCTTGCTCATGCGGTAAACCAGTGCGCCATCCTTCATCGTGAACAACAGGTAGGCATCCGGGGAAATATAACTGTCCTCGCTTGCAGCCTCCAGCATGGACATCTGTTCCCCAACGCCGCCGACCGGGCGGATAATCAATTTGATGGGATAGGCGTTCTTGATGAAGGTGTAGGTCAGGTCGTGGGCCTCGCAGATGTTCTTCAGCTTGTTGCGCTGGGCGGCAAACTTGGAGGCTTCGTTTTCGTAGTTATCCATGATATGTATTCCTTTCATTTGTTCGACGAAAAATTGTAATCGTTCTCCCGGTTTTCAATGGCAGTCAGGCCGACGGCGTATGCTGCCCAAATGTCTGCCTTGAAGCCGTAAAAGAAATCCGGGGCCTTCTTTGTGCCACGGCCGTTTTTGAGGTCGTGGTCTGCAAAGCGGTCAATAAGTGCCCGCCGGATGGCGGCATCATTGGCGCGTGTGTTGTGGCAGATATGCCGCTTTTCCTCGATACGGCACAGCAGCCGCACCGAGCAGCAGGCGTTCAGAGTTTGGTAGAAGCGGCCTATCCAAAGGACAGTGTCGAAAACCTCCCTGCCGACCGGCATCCCGTAGGAGGCCACCATTTCGATAACAGCCCACCGCCAGCCCTGCTCCGTAGCGGAGGCCAACTTCTGCATAAGTTCGGCGTTGTCAATCTTGCCGAACTCCAGCGGGCGCAAGGTGCGCTGGTCAATTACGCAGTAGCCAGACTGCGTGTTGCCGGGGTCAATGGCGATAATCGGGCAATTTTCGCTCATAAGTAAGACCTCCCGAACTCTTGGATGAACCGCGCCTCCGGCCAGCCATAATACTCCATGGCCTTTTTCTGCGCCCACTTTTTTAAACGGAGATCGGCCTCTCTGTTTGTATGTACGGCAGTCACGCCGTTCTGGTGGCACCAAGGGCAGAGATTTGCCCACAGGCCAAACCGTTTACTCTTATCCCGGTACGGTCCGAAAAAGACTTCGTGCCGGGGGGGGCGACCCCCCCCGCAAATCAGACAGGTGGGGCTCTTGCTGAGGATGCTGGGCGCATAGCCATTGCTGTCCAGCTTCTCGCCGTATTCATTTTGTGCCATATCAACGTCTCCTCCTACGTTCAAAAGGCTGCTGGGAAACCTGCTGCATAATCTGCTGAACCTTGTCCTGCACACCCTGCTCGGCCAGTACGTTGACGGGCTGCGTAGTAGCTGCGATACGCCCAAGGGCCTGTGCCCGGACACGCTTGATGAAATTCAGCTGCTGCTTACGGAACTCCTTGTCCACTTCCGCAGCATCCTTGCTGCCATCAATATCAGAAACTTCCATTTCCGGGGCTTGCATAGCCTCCGCAGCGCAACGGCGCAGCTTTTCCATCGCAACGTCCAGACCATCCTCATGCCCCCACTTGTTCAGCTGCTCATAGTTGGCATGGCTTTCCTTGCGCAGCCGTTCCAAGCGGTCTGGACCATAGTGCAGCACATCAATAACCGCCTTGGCGTAAACCTGCCAAGCAATTTTGGCAGCCCTGTCGCCAGCAATGCGGTACTGCTGCTCTTTGCGTCCACGAGGCAATCTCACCATTGGGATTCGGTAGTCGGAAGAAACATATCCAGCCAACCAGCTTTCTCGGATGGCCTCAGCCTTGTCCTTGGAGGGTCTGCCGTAGGCATCCGGGGTCATAATGACCTCGGTGTTCTGGTTCTCCAACTCGTCAATTCTAGCTTTAATGCGCTCCAGTCTGGTCTTGCCGACACCGAACTCCTGATGCAGCGCAATGGTGGTGCACAAACCCACGATTTGTCCAACCGCCTGTCTGGTGTCGTCCATTTCGGTCTCAAACGGCTTTTTCACGGTTCAACACCTCCCGAAATAATCCAGACCCGGCGGGAACCGTACCCAGACCAGCTCAGGGCCTCTTCATGCGTGTTTACGCACACATCCAACTTGTTACCTTTCACGGCACTTCCGGTGTCTTGGACAACCCGCAAGCCCACATTCTCGATATACACGACCGTGCCATAGGGCAGGATGCTGATATCGGCTGCTACGGTCACGCCCGGCTGCACCTTTGCGCCGCTGGATGTGATGCCGTGCCCCTCGCCACAGATGTGGGCGTATTCTTCGGCGCAATAGGCCGTGCAGCTGAACGCCCCGGCGTATGTAAGAGTCAAATCGATCTGGGCGTTCAGCTCTGCGGTCAGGTTATCTACCTCGGTCTGAAGCCGGCCGACATTTTCCTCCGCGTCAATCGCCCGCATCTGCCAGTTCTGGAAGCGGCTGGCGTAGATGTCCCGCTCGATTTCCAGCTCGTCTACTCGCCGGGAGTAGGCCGTGCTTGCGAGGATGCAGCCAACCATTGCGCACGAAACGCCCACGATCAGGCTGTGAAAAGGACTTTTCCGCCTCATGCCGTGCCACCTCCAATCTGCGCCGGAGCTGCCCCACCGGGCAGGGCCGGGGGCTGCAAGCTCTCGATCGGAGCCTCGGACACCGCCCGGACGAAGCCCGGCTTCACGAACTGGAGCAGGTCTGCGCCGTCACGGCCAAAGGTCATGCTCAGCTCTGCCGGAGAGCCAGCCCAGCGCTGCACCGCCACCGGCAGGGCGGCGAAGATCTCAGCATTCCGGGTTTTGAAGTTCTCTCCGGTGAGTTTGCCCTCGCTGGTCACCAGCCCGCCGTGGGTCATGTAGTACAGATTTGCCGTAATCTGCTTGGCGGCGGTCGCAGCCTGTGCCCAGAGGTCGTTTGCCGAGGGAAGCCCGGCGGCCAGCAGCTTCTTGACCTCGGCGCACCAGTCAACAATAAGCTGATTCTGGTAGCGGCACTGCGTAAATGCAGTGTACAGGGCCTTTTCCACGATTTCATCCGGGATAGCACCGAACGCTTGGATATAGATTTTGGTATCTGCCATGCGTTCCTCTTTGCTGCGGATGCGGCCGTAGTGATCATCAATGACCACCAGCAACTCCATCAGTTTTTTGTCTGTCATGTTGAACCTCCCAAAAGTTCACCGAAAATTTCATTGTAGTCCTCGGCAGCGGAGCGTTTGGGCTGCTGACCCGCCGGGGGCTTGCGCCGCTCGTCACGGGACTGCACGTCACCAAGGGTTCTCACACCCTCATTTTTCCATGCTTTCAGGATGCCGTTGACGTAGTTCCACTTGCGAATCCCGGCCAGTGCAGCCTTTTTGATAGCCAGCAGGATGAGGTCATCCGTGAAGATTTCCCGCCAGCCCATCAGGTCTTCCCGCGCTGCTGGTGGGAAACCTCCGAGATTGTCCTCGAAAGAGCGGATGATCTCAGCCAGCCCGGCATCGACGGCCGGACTACCGTTATCTTTATCTTTATCTTTATCTCTTATCTCTTTATCTCTTATATCTGTTCTCTTATCTCTTATATCTGTATGGACATTGTCCACGCTGTTGTCTGCGGTGCTGTCTCCAGTCTGCATAGGAAGTTGTCTGCGACGATTTTCACGTTGGAGACGTTTCTGTGCGGAGTAGTCAGTTTCACTGCCGACCATTTCAGCATGATTGACAAGAACCAGCGTTCCATCCTGTTCTTCATAAATCAGACCAAGTTGTTTATAGAGACCAAGAGCAACACGGACGGTATCCAGCGAAAACCATTTACAGTCACGCTGAATTTTCTCAATATCAAAAGGAATAATGATGTCGCCAATTTGACAGGTCAGGCGGCCGCCCGTATTGATGGTTTTGAGACAGAGCATTTGATAAAGGACGACATAGCTGGCACCGTTCGGCTGGCTCATCAGGAAATCGACCACTTCTGAATTCATGAACGAATCCTTGAGCTTTATCCAGTAGTATCTTTTTCCAGTTGCCATTATCAGACCCCCTTAGAACGGCAGGTCGTCGCTGTCATCGATGACCGAGAAGTCGTCAGGGTCGCCCTGCGAGTAGCTGGGCTGCTGCCCGCCGGGGGCACTCTGCTGCCATTGCTGCCGCTGGTTCTGGGTGGCGAAGCCCATCTGCTGCGGCTGCTGGTTCTGATAGGACGGCTGCTGGTAGCCCGGAGGCGGTGCCTCGCCGCCATCATCAACCCGCTGCTCCGTCTTTGGGCCGCAGAAGTGAATTTTCTGCACCACGAACTCGGTGGCGGTGCGCTTCTGGCCGTTCCTGTCCTCATAGGACCGGGTCTGGCACTGGCACTCCACAAGAGCCGTGCTTCCCTTGCGGAAATACTGGCAAACGAACTCTGCCGTTTTACGCCATGCCACGAAATTCAGCCAATCGGTAGCCCGCCGGCCATCCTGACCGACATTGTCCCGGTCAACGGCCATGCGAAAGCTGGCGACTGTCAGGCCGCTCTGTGTGGTCCGCATTTCAGGATCGGCAGCGAAGCGGCCCTGAAATATGCAATTATTCAGCATGCGCGTCCTCCTGCCTGACGTTGCAAAATGCGTTCCGCATCTCCTGCACGAAAGTGCCAGTGCCGTAAGCATCACCGTTGGCGTTCTTCTGGTAGATGATGGCGAGCTCGGTCTGTGCCCGAAGCAAGTCCTTGTACTCCTCAACCGGGATAGCGATGGTCTGGACGTTCAAATCTTCCATAACCGGTTCCTTTCTTCTCGCATGATGCGGACCACCTTGCGGCACTGGTCCACATCGAACATTCCAATATGCGTAAATTCAATCGGGGTGCCCATCTTCTCGGACAGCCAGCGGTAGGCCTCATTCCGGCGGCCACGGTAGGGACCGTATTTCCAGAGCGGGTCAAATGCTGCATGAGCTGCCTTTTTCCAGTTGCGCAACTCCGAATTTGCCAAGCGGCCAAGGGGTTTGTCAGACCCCTTGTGTACGCCGACATAGGCACCGCAGCGAGGGCAGAGGTAAATCATGCCGAAG